TTGGACGCCCGGCTGATACAGATTGGCGATTATTCCGCTTAGCGGTATGGATTGGCCGATCTTCTGCTGGGCGGCCACATAGGCGGTGATCGCGGCTTGCGCCGCAGCCATCACGGCCGTCGGGTCGGGACCGGGATAAGTATAGATCGAGGCTGAGATCGAATAAGTGACTTTAGCCGCGGCGCGGACGATGACCGTGTCGTTGAGCGGACGTACGTTGTCCGCGTTGACCGCGGTGCGGATGGCGGCCAGGATCGGCGACTCGCCTGATTCGCCGGCGGTCGCGACGTTCGGATCAGCAATCGTGCCGTCGCCGGCTGAACCCATCGCGCAAATCATCACCTGGCCGGGGCTGATCGCGCCGTCATCTTCCGGGCCCTGAACTGAGATGTCGGCCACGCCCGCGACAGACAGCGCGAAGAACCGGTAAGCGCCCTTCGGCCCGGCGCACGAGAAGCCCTGCAGCGAAATCTGGATGCGTGAACGAAGGGCGGTGTCCGTCTCGTCAACGCCGCCGGTCAAAAATGAGATGGCGGCCGGAGCAACAAGGCCCGATCCATCGCCGACCAGCGAAGCAACGACCAAGTTCGCGGCCAGCGAATCGTTGATCAGCGTCACGATTTGAGCGGCGGTCGACGTGATGACGCTGCCTGAGTCGGTGGCCAAAGTAACAGCGATCTGCAGACCGTTGATCGTAACGCCGGCCACAGCTGACGGGGTGGGCGGCAAAAACGTGATGCTGATGCCGTTGCCGGCGCCGCCGCCGTTCGACGCAGTGAAAATGATGCCGGATGTCCCTGTGCCGATCTGAACGGTCGCCGGCGTGCCGCTGCGCGTCACCTCGTACCTTGCGGCGATCTGATCGAGATTGGCGCCGGTCGCATAGGCCAGCATCGTCTGGAGTGCGGCCTCGTTCGTACGCTGGCGGATCAGTACCTCGCGATAAGCAGCGACCTCCAAAATCTTATAGGCAGGATCGCTCTCGACCAGCGCGGTAAACGATGAGTCGCGCGAGATCAAATCGGCCAGCATCGCAGCAAGGATTTCCTCGTAGGAAATCTGTTCGATAACCTCCGGCGCCGGGATGGCGGAAAAGTTGATGATCGAGGAGCTCGGCATTAAAAGAATCCCGCTGAAAATCCGCTGGAGAACATATTGGGGCCGGAGAACACGGTGGGCTGGTTGCCTGAGATGGTGATGCCGGCTAGGGTGATGGCTTGGCCGTCGGGCAGATATTTACCGATTAGGTCGATGATGATTTGGCCGGGCAGGATGGAATTCACCTTGACCTGGGTGACCTGCAGACGGGGCTCCCAAGCGATGATTGCCTCGGCAGTCGCTTGGTACATATCGACAAGGGTCGCTGCGTTGAGCGGGGCGTCGATGAGCTGGAACAATCGCGATCCGTAGGTGCGACGGCACACCCTGCTCCCGAGGGGAGTGGTGAGGATGTCGGTGATGGATTGACGGAGGTGGGCAATGCCGGAGAGCGGCTTACCGCTGGTTTGATCGGTGCCGAGCACGCGGCAGTTTATGCAGCCGCCCTTTCCTCTCCCCCCGGTGTTCCTTCCGCGTTAGCTATCACTCGTTGGCCTCGGACAGGGCATCGGCCGAAAACCTATTTCCGCGGACGGTCGTCGTATAGCCCTCTCGGCTGATCTGGTGCGTTGACTCGGTGATATACCAGCTGCCGTCCAGCCCTTCGCGGACGTTTTCAAAGGTGATCGTGCCCTCCGGCTCAAAAGAGGGATTCCCGGGGAAAGTGGCCGATACCTCGCCGGCCCGACGATCGCAAGAAACCAGGGCTGTCTTGGCAGCGGCGAGGGCATCCGCCGCGTTGGGATAGATGTTCGTCAGACGGAGCGTTGGCTCGGCGCCGCTGCCCACCTGTTCTTCAACATCCCGGGCATTCGCCACGTCACGCCAAACGGCGACGGCCGTCTCATAAGTGATGAAGTCGGAGAATCGGCCGTTCCACTTGGTCAAGTAAACCTTTGTCGGATCGATCGGGCCGTCCGCCACCGTAACCACGAGGTTTGGCAGGCTGAGGCCATTGGCGCTCTGTCCTGTGCCGCGCTCGATAAAGATGAGCTTTCCGTCCTGAATCTTGATCGTGGCGTCGTGCAGCTGCGCGATCCGCCAAAGAACGTCGGCGTCCGATTCGTTAGTTTGATCAACCTGCGTCAGCTGCACTGCGGCGAGCGATGGCCCGACCACGGGTTGCAAATTGTGATCCTGGGCGATCGCTTCGACCAATTTTTGAATGGAGAGCGGCGAGGGAAAACTCCGGCTCTGCCGCGTGGTCAGGCTGTTATATTTTTCATCGTGCGGGCTCTTGGGGTTGCTCTGGGCCCGTATGATAAGCTGGGTGGGCGGACCGTCGACCTCTACCTCGTCAACAATGAACGTTCCTTTGTCGACGAGCGGCTGACCCAGGTAACCGATCATCACCTTGAGCTCGCGGCCACGCTCCGGCAATGCCAGGCGATCAGACCGCGTATCCTCCAGCACGATCTCCACGCTATTGGATACCTCGGCGATCATCCTGTCGGGCGTCCGCTCAGTAACACTGAGCGAGACCAGGCGTCCGGCGAAGTCTATGATCTTTCCGTCGATAGTGACCTGATAGGCTGGCTGCATCAGGACCAGAGTTTAACGGTGGTGGCCGGAGCAGGATCCGGTGCCGGTGGAAGAGTAATGGTCAGGCCGGCCGGCAGCACATCATAATTTGCCAAGCCCGGATTTGCCGCGAGCAAAGCCTCGAGTGTTCCGTCTGTCATGCCGTAGTATTCGAAAGCGATGAGATCGGCCGTGTCGCCGGCGCGCGTGATGTATTGAACGGCGCTCATAATGGGGCGGGCAGATCAGGCGCGAAATTCGGGAAACGAACGGGGCCGATGGCTGTCGAAATGAGCCCGGGCGGGTGGATCGGTATGCTGATGTTTGGAATGGGCAGCCGGATCGGGCCGATGGGCGTTTCGAATACGCCGAGCGGAAAAATGGCCTGATGTGTGAGCCGATTCGGTGTTTTAAGCGCAGGCCTTGAGCTCCGACGAACTGATCCGCGAGACGGGACGCCGGTTGAATGCCTCGTCAAGCGAGACGGCTGTGCGCTTCCGACGGCGGCCTGCACGGCAGAATAGGCGCGCGGCTGCACATCGTTTCCGTTCGGCCCGTAATATTTCAGGTCAATGGTGAACTCTTGAAGGCGCGGCGCGCCGCTCGACCAAAGCACCTTGCGGCATTCCTCTATCCGGATGACCGACCAAAAGCCTTTTATCGATCCAAGTCCGTCAACCAGGAGAAGCGGCTTTCCGGCCTGGGCCATTGACCTCATGGCATCAACCTGGCCAAGGCCGCCGCGGAAGTGGGGATAAATGCGGCCGGGGAGCGTAATGGTCTCTGAGTCCTGACCTGTGAACTGAATGGCGGCCGTCGTGCCGATTCGTGATTGCTCCGGCCAGTTGTACGTCGTGGAGCGCCGCAGCTCGTCGAACACCGCCGTGTCCAGCGAGAACTGGAATGATCCGAGATTCATCAGCACCGGACTCATGCGTAGGCAAATCCGCTCGGGCCCAGCCGCTCGGCATCACGTTGCTTGCGGTCGAGGTGGGCCATGATCTGTTTTGCGATCTCGGCCGGATGCAAGCCGGCCGGAGGATGGACGTGAATCTCGTTGTGCTGAGTAAGGTGAGACCTCGACGGAGCCAACCTTGGGCCAGAAGCCGACGAACTGCCCGTCGCCGGACTCCGGTTTTGTGCTGACCCCGTCGAGGAAAGTGATTCATCAAGCTCACGGTCGATCCGCTTCTCGCGCTCGGTGACGGGCTTGATTCCTTTTTGCCGGCGCAAAAGCGCCTCCCTGTGCTCCGCTGAATCCGCCGCCTTGCCTGATTCTTTGCCTATAGCGTTGATCTTGTGAATCTCGATCATCAGCGAGATCAGCTTGGTCAGCGCGTAGGCCGTAGCAATTACCACGCCGGCCAGGGCGGCGAATTCCAGAACAATGGGATTGAGAAGGACGGTAGCGAGAGCCCGGCCAACACCCAAAACGGCCACGCCGCACATTCGTAAAAGTGATATGACAGCCGGCAGCCTGATTATCCAAAGGCCGAGTATACGTCCAACGCCAACGGCGGAATAAACCAGGGACCCGAGATGGAATGCAAAAATACCTGCAGCAACCCCTCCAGCGGCCATCAGCGATCCGGCGACCGCCAGCCACTTTACCCAGCCGGGCATGACTCTCATCACCGAGCCGATAGCCGAAGCGATCGAAAGCCCGGCCTTGGCGAACTGAAGCAGCACGGGCAGCGCCTCGCGTATCACGCCCCCGAGTAGATGACCGAATTGAGTGATCTGGGCTCGGTTTTTCGTGAAGAATTCGCCAACGCTCGCCAGCGCGTCACTGACCGCGGGTAGCAACTCAGCTGCCAGCCGGTTTTTTAGGCCAGTCATCCGGGCCTCAAAGACCTGCATGTTTTTCTTCGCCTGCTCTGCGCGTTCATTTTCCTCGGAGGAAAGAGCATAGCCGACCTCCAGGGCCTTGCGCTGAGAAGCCGTCCATTTATCTGCGCCTTGGGCGAGTAGTGCGGCCATACGCGGGCCGTCTTTCCCACCGAAAATCTGCTGGCCAATCTCCGCGCGCTCGCGCTCACTTTTGACTTTGGAGAAGGCGTGCGCCAGCAACTCCAGCTGCATCTTTGGGCTGGCGAAGGACATGGCCCTGGCATCAAGACCTAACCTGAGAAACGACTTGCCGACGGCGCTGTATTGGTCGCGCGCCATGCGCGTCGTCTTGATCATTTTACCGATAGCCTCGTCGGTATCCTCGATCGCGATTCCGGATTGCAATGCGCCGTATCGCACTTGCTGGAGTTCCGTCGCGGTCATGCCTAATGACGCCCCGATCTCTGTGGCTGATGCGCTGAACTCGGCAGCCGACTCCGTAAAACGATAAATTCCGTAGGCCGCGGCCGTGAAACCGACTACCGCAACCGTAGCCTTGATCACGTCATCTTTTACTCGGCGAAACGAGGCGCCGAGCTTTCCAACAGCTCCTTTTAACGAATCGACCCGCTCAAGCTTTTTATTGGTCAGCTCCAGTTGCTGCTGAATCCGTGTTTGCTCGGTCGTCAGGTTCTTGGTGTCAACGCCAGCCTTTTTTAGTTCGGCTTCATCTTTCTCCAGTGCCACAATATGCTCTCGTAGCGCGACCCGCGCCCGCTCCGTAGCCATAGTAGAATGTTCGAATTGAGTCTGGAGTTTTTTCGATGGCGTGGTGGTCGCCGCGAGCTGAGCACCGAGCGCCTGGGTTGCTGCCTTGAGCTCGTAGAACTTGGTCGTCTGGGCCTGAAGCGAATGACGTGATTTTTCGAAGCTCTCCGTCCGGCTGAGCGTCCGCTGGAGCGACGTCAGCTGTGTCTTGAGGATATTCGTATCCTTTTCCGCGCCGCTCATCGCCTTTCGAAAGGTCGAACCAACCTCACCCGTGATGAGGAATGCCGCCTTGAAGGTGTTGGTTCCGGCCATTATTTTTCTTGCGGGATTAGGTTGACCCAGGCCATCAGCTCGTCGGTTTCAAGTTCACCGATTTCGGCCAGAGACCAGCCGGTAAAGTTCGCGAGGAGAAGAACGGAATTGCGCGCGGTCTCCTCGTTTATGAAAAAAAACTCTGAATCACTTTCTGGACCTTGATGTAGTCCGAGAAGTCCATCTCTTCGAACACGCCAGGCTCGAGTTCGGAGAGGCTTGAGAACAACATGATTTCGGCGTCCTCTTCGGTCTTCGTCAGCTTTTTGGACGAGATCATGTCCTTGGTCTTCGGACGGCGGACTGAGACCTCAGTGATCTTGCGGCCCGCGAATTCAAACGGATGGGTGAGTGGGATTGCGGTTTTTTGGCTCATGGCAGTAGTTTTAAAAAAACCCCGCCCGGTGGGCCGGAGCGGGGTTCAGTAAGTGTTTTGGAAGGCGATCAGATGCCCATGGCGGCGCGGATGTTCGCCAACTGGTCAACGCCGTTGATCCGACGGATCATGTTCGGGACGTCGATCTCGTGGATCGTGGCGCCGTCCAAATCGTAACGGAAATACGTCAGGTCCATCACGTACTCGTGATTCGCCTTTTGGCCGGCCTGCATTGAGCTGGCCGTCACCGAACGGACGCGGCCACGGCCCGCGATCAGAATTGATTCGACGGAACCGTCGAGATTCTGGAGGGCACCTTTCAAGTTCGTGGTGAAGTCGGGACCGCCGATCACGCCCCAGAGCGAGAGGGCGTCAGCCCCCATGTCGTTCAGCTTGAACTTCAGTTCCATTTTCTCCTGGCCCATGTCGATGGGCAGGCTTGAGTCGAGGCCGCCGGCCATGTAGTCCTCGGTCTTGATCGCGAGGACCGGCGGCGTCACTTCCTCGGCGTTGCCGGCATAGCCGAGACCGTCGACGAAGAGAGCGAAATTGCGGAGGATGCGATTGGCGGCGCTCATTTTACGAAAGGATGTTGGCGAAACCGGTGGTTGAAGTGGGGAAAACCCGGAAGGTCACCTGTTCGGCCGGGGCGGGCGGCGTGAAGCTGATGTCGAAGTAGACCTTGCCCGCCGCCAGGTTGGCCGGCGTATTCAGGTCAGGATCGGCGATGATCGAGCCGTCGAGTATAGCACCCAGCGCCTTGAGGCTGTCCAGGTAGCCCTG